CTTTCTTGGACCCTGACTGCCCACTGTAACTTTATATCCTTTCGGAATCGCCGCGTGTGATGAAGACAGGTTTTTCGATAAGTGTTGGCACACCTACCGCCGCGCGGCAATGCCGCGACTTCCGCTGTCGAATCGGCTCCTTCCTGAGCCTCCAGACGACAAATTTCTCATCTCTTTTTCCTTCTGTTTCTCTACCATGCGCTCCCGACGATCGGCTTTACGATAGTTGCGCGGAGTTGATGGCAGATGTCAAGCTGTTTCTCTCGACGGACCTTGCGTCCGGTCAAGAGATTCAGATGGCCTTCCAGTCACTCAAGAAGTTGTTGCCAGCTTCGTGTGGGTGTATGGATGGCCCCCTGATTCATAAGGTTTCCAGAGTCTTTTCCTCTCCCGCGCCTCGCCTCCCCTCTGGTTATCTCAAGCATGTTCGTAGGGTCACTCGTAAACTTTTCCCCTCGGGAATAAATCAGAGGACCTACGCTGAACATTGCGAGACAACTGTTCCTCCTCTTTCCGGCTGCATGGGTTCCCTGCGTTCTGACGGCGGTGTACTCGGCTCTGACATAGATCACGCTTCGTTTCTAGATGTCGTCTTTGGACATTCTAGTTATCAGCCTGATGACTATGTAGCCGAGCTCACTGTCGTTCAGTCCGCGGGCAAGCCGCGCGCGTTGTCCAAGCAACCTCCCGAGTCACTGTGCTTACGTCCGCTCCACAAGGCGCTCTATGCTCAGCTTTCCCGTAAGAAGTGGCTTCACAAGGGCGACGTGACGCGTGAATCACTACTCAGAGCCGGTTTCACCTCACCCCCACCCGGCCACACCTACACGTCCGGGGATTACAAGGCAGCGACGGATGGCCTCTCCATTGAGGTCGCTGAGACGATTCTAGGTACGATCCTGGAGGTCTCGGGCTCTGTGCCCGATTCCATAAAGGAATACGCCATGAAATCTCTCCGCCCTAACTTGTTTTCCCTCCCCCACGACATCGACTTCCGCGCTACTCGCGGCCAACAGATGGGCTCCTACCTTTCGTTTCCTCTCCTTTGTCTTCAGAATTACATGGCTTACCGCTATGCACTCGAGAAGTCTGGTTTGGATTGGCGGAAGGTGCCCGTGTCAATCAATGGTGACGACATTCTGTTCTGCTCCACTCCGGCTTTCTCTAGCCAGTGGCAGCTCTGGATGTCCGATCTTAGCCTAGAAGTCGAGACTTCAAAAACGTCAGTCTCTCCGAAGTACGGTTCTTTGAACTCTACCCTTGTTGCCCCTTGCGGGGATCTCCTGGTAGTGGTTCCAACCGTACGGTTCGGAATGCTGGCGCCTCTGGGTATCGAGGATCTTGCTGGTGTTTTCCGGGACTTCATGTCCGGACTCCGTGGTAATGTGCGCTTCAGGGCGGCACATTTGTTCTTTCGGTGCCATATAGGTGCTCTGAGGGGCACTTGCTATACGACTTACGAACTCGGGTTTCGGGGTCGCTTAGCCGAGAGAATGACGGAGCGCTTCGGTTTGAAGTGCGGAGGTGGTTGGTGCGCGAAGCCCCTGGTTTTGCCTACTCGGTTTGTAGCACACAATGTGACCCTATCTTCTGATAGCGTTACATGGGTGCCCACTGAGGAGCTTACGGGGGACGAGCAGAGGTGGTGTGCCAGGGAGCTGGCGAGTTGGCGTTTTTCCGTTCCGTGGAGTCGTGCCGTGTTCGGTGAGATCAGGTACCTGGTCTCTGTCACGATGGCACGTCCTGACGAGCCCTGTTTTGAAGACTTCTTGCGGAGCTTCAAGTGGCGCGTGCTGGCACCCACGGATTGGCAGGGGGTTTGGCGTCGAATGATGAGAAGTTCGAGTCCGGTGGTTGTTAAGAAGACTCCGGTTGTTCACAAGCTTTGGGATGCTATCCTTGCGGATAGGCCCCCACCTGTTTACACCGAGTACGAGGAGGGTTTGACCTTGGTAGAGGTCGTGAAAGAAGGGCGGGACACAAAAGGAAAGAAGTAATGAAAGTGGTAAGGGAACGAGCCAGTCGTTGTTAGACTGTGACGTCGGCTCCCGTTTCTTGCGGTAAGCATGTGGAGGCCTTCGGGCCCATGGGGACCTCGAGTCCCCCTCCGGGGAAGCAAGCATGCTCCTAATGATAGAATTGGTGGATCGAAATATGGGAAACCTACACCTCGCCTGTGCCTCAGTGATGCGGCTCAACGGATGGTCCGTAATCACGTGTGAAAGCACGTGCGCGCCTCCCCGTGAGTAAGTCTTTCGAGATAATGGGTCGAGCCGGCGTTGGTTTGACCACCGGCGAAGGGAAATTGGTGAGTCGGAGTAGGGAGAAAAACCAAGGATAGAAGTTAGGAACACAAAAGGAATGGGTAGCGAGGAAACGAGCAGCAGCAGCTTACGCTTCGCTGATCTCGAACCTGTAAAGACCACCGGAGTTACCGGAATAGTGGAGTGTCCCGAAGGACGTAGGCTTTGAACGTGC